CAGACGTATTAACGTTTGGTAATAACGTTTCCATTATCGCGTCCTCAACAATGAATTTTGTGATGCAGTGCCTGGTGCCTCCAGGTGACGTTAACCAGTTAACAATTAACGCCGGGTTAGTTGATGCTCGTTACGCCCGTAAAATACCGCCTTACTGCTTTAACTGTTCCGCGTGCGCATAGCCGCATTCACCGCATCACAAAATTCACTTTAAAAAGGGCGGCAGAGCAGTCACGGAGTAAAACTGATACCGCCAAATGTCACCAGAAAATTGATAACAGAGGGCGTTGTAGCGGGGTTGTCACTTAAGCGTATGGTCAACCTGACAACCCGGTGCATTTTCTGGAGCAATGGAGGAAACCCCAGCCATACTTACCGCCGCGCCATTTCGCGGAGTGCCACAACCGGAAGCGCACGGTCGAACTAAATTTAACGACACCGTACAGAGAGACCAATTTCGCCGTGCGCTTTCGCGTTATGCCCTGACTTTTCAGGGACATATCCTTTCAGTAAACTGTCAGTGCCGGATGCTCACCCGTGTCCGGCGCACGCACTCCACCTGACCAGTGGAGAACTCCTTAATTACCAACCCTCAGGAGGGTGAAATGGATAAAAAGCAAATTGAGGCCCTGCAATCTATTATTGAAGAACAAGATGAAGCTATCAGGATTCTTTCATATCGCACTGATATGATACTAAATATGCTTTCTGCATTAACGGCTGCGCTTGGTGGTACAAAAACAAACGTATACCGCGAAGTTGTTATTCAACAGATAGATAAATTTGAAAAAACCATACCAGGTATTAATGCTCATCTTGCAGAACAAGAGAAAGACCATGCTCTTATGGCAATTTCTTCAGTAGCTCTCCCGAAAGTTGAGTAGTTTTAATTGTTGTTTTGAAATAATCACTGCTTTCACATTTGAGTGATTTCATGGCAATCCAAATGCGGGCCTCTGTGCCTGCATTTGGTTCCAGTTGCTGTAGACGTTTTGCGTCTTCCAAAAGTAAGGCGATAATGTGTTTCAGCTTCTCATCATTTGCTTGATTCTTGTTTTCAGGCGAATTCTGTCCGCCGAATAGGCGCTTCTCTTCATACAGACCTATAAAGGCACGACGCACGTTACCGGATATAGTATCGATGGTTTCCTTTTCTACAGTACTCAGGTCAAGAGTCGCCAGTTGAGAGCGAATCACATTCGCTGCCATTTCCTGGAATGGCATTGGTAAATCTTTAAATTCCATTATTAGCCTCGTTGGTTAGCTATTAACGTGGGTATGTAACCATTCTGGCAATGCTTAATGCCGCTGCTTTTTCCAGCCTGGTGATATCCTGCTCCAGAGCGGACAGATTTTCAGCCTGCTTAGTCCTGGCTTCATTGGCCCATTTCAGATCCTGCACTGCATTAATTTTCTGGCGCATCCACTCATAAAGTTCATCATCGGTATAGTCTGGCGCGATGATGACGGGTTCTCGTTTCTGCATACTGATTCCTCGCGGTGCTGTTTCGCTTATCAGCCGTTAGATTTTCCCGAACTGGAAAGCGCCTGTTTAAATTCACTGAAGCTGAGAGCTTCTTCGCCTTCGGCAAGACCATCGAAGTATTCTTCGTAAGCCTTTTCCATGATTGTGTCGAAATCCATATCACTCACCTGAGTTTCTTTCCAGCCAGCGACGGGCACCATTTTCGGTTTTAAACGTTTTGCTTTTGGTATACGTCATCGCGGTGAATGTGCCGTCCTGGTTGGGAAACACGCCGTACACCAGAGATTCGTTGTTGCCAAGCTCGATAGTATCCATGCTGACCTCATTTCCCCTTAACGCCGGGTGGCGGAACTAAAACCTACAGCGCCGTGCTGTTCTTGATAGAAATATTAGTAACGCGGATATTTTAAGTCAACAGTATGGCGTATGATATTTTTGTTTTGGTAACTATGTAAATGTTTTTTCAAGGGAAAAATATTAGTTATACAGCTGATTTGCAGAAGTTATGGCACAAAAAAACCGACTAAGACGTCGGTTTTTTTGTTGTGGATGGGGTAGTGAGCGGTGGCTACTGGTTACGTTTCTTTAGTGCCAGCATGTTCTCGAAGGCTTCCTCGTAGAGCTTGTTTAGTCCACGTAGCTGGTTAAGGAGTTTGGCTTTTTCTGACGCAGGTAGAATCTCGAAGAGGTTAAGTAACTCTGCCTGTTCTTCATTGACCAGCCTCCATCCTTTGCCTGAAAAGTTATCATCATAAGTATCTGATGATCTTACATAATTCATTAAGTCTTTAAGGTCTTCTCGAATGTCCTCTGGTTTTACCTTTAACAGAGCCGCAAATTTTAGCGCAGCGTCGGTATTTACCGGTATCTTGCCGTTCAGATACTGGCTAACGGTGCCTTGAGATTCGAATCCCAACAACTCAGCCGCCAGCTCTTGAGTCAGCTTCAGCTCTTTTTTTCTTGCATTCCATGCGGCTTTTAAATTCTTGCTCGCTTCTGGAGTTGCAATCACTTCGCGTGTTTTTTTCATACATAGAGTTTATTTGTTTTACCAATATTATCAAAGATAGTCTGGCTATTGATCTTTAAAATTAGCGGGGCTAATATTTGCTCGAGGCATAACGTAGAAGGTTGGCTATGAACTTAAGAGACTATTTAAAAGAGAAACATATCACCCAGCTACAGTTTGGGAAGCTAACGGGTTTATCTCAGGTGCATGTAAGTCGAGTGCTGGGGGGCTATGAAAGATTCAGCCCTGAAAAAGCATTACGTGTTGCTGAAGTAACGAATTTCGAGGTTACACCTCATGAACTCCGGCCTGATATTTACCCGAATCCAACCGACGGCTTACCTGTTGGATTCAAGGCTAACACACCAAATGCATCGGAGTTGATTCATGAAAATCAGGCATGAGCACATCCGCATGGCGATGAATGCCTGGGCGCATCCGGACGGTGAAAAAGTTCCGGCAGCTGAAATAACCCGGGCTTATTTTGAGCTTGGTATGACGTTCCCGGAATTATATGACGACAGCCATCCGGAAGCCCTGGCTCGCAATACCCAGAAAATTTTCCGCTGGGTGGAGAAAGACACTCCTGATGCGGTTAAAAAAATTCAGGCGTTGTTACCAGCGATCGAAAAAGCAATGCCGCCTCTGCTGGTGGCCCGAATGCGCAGCCACAGTTCAGCTTATTTTCGGGAGCTGGTGGAGACGCGGGAACGACTGGTGAGAGACGCTGATGATTTTGTCGCAGTGGCGATCGCTGGTTTCAACCAGATGAATCGTGGTGGCCCTGCAGGAAATATTGTGGCTGTGCATTGACTCGCAATATTCATACCGGATCACTTCCGGCAATTTGTGAGTAAAAAGATTCGGTATCAGAAGAGGTGAGTATGGCTAACGCCTGGCTCAGATTATGGCATGACATGCCAAATGACCCTAAGTGGCGAACAATTGCCAGGGTGTCAGGGCAGCCAATTGCAACAGTGATGGCAGTGTATATCCACCTTCTGGTGAGCGCGTCACGAAATGTCACGACATGTCACGGCGTGTCACTACGTGGTCACATTGATGTCACGACGGAAGATTTAGCAAGTGCGCTTGATGTGACGGAAGAAGTAATTGATTCAATTTTACAGGCAATGCAGGGGCGGGTACTTGATGGAGATTTAATCACCGGATGGGAAAAACGCCAGGTACTGAAAGAGGACAATGGCAACGTTTCACAAACCGCGAAATCCCCGGCAGAGCGCAAGAGAGCGCAGCGCGAGAGGGAAAAATTACGAAAACAGAATGAGGGGTGTCACGACGAGTCACGCATATGTCACGACATGTCACGACGAGTCACGACAGATAAAGATACAGATAAAGAATTAAACCCCACACATAACGCGCACGTGCGCGAGAGTGCTCCGACCAGTGAGTCGAGTGGTACGCCGTTGCAGGCAGCAGAACCTGCATCCCTGGATGGACTGAGCGAACCCATCGGGAAATTTCCGATGGTCGATGACTGGCATCCGTCGCCGGATTTTCGACGACGGGCTGCGTTGTGGGGGATGGCTTTGCCGGAGCCGGAATTTACACCTGCTGAACTTGCCGCTTTCCGGGACTACTGGGCAGCGGAGGGGAAAGTTTTCACGCAGGTTCAGTGGGAGCAGAAATTCGCCCGTCACGTAAATCACGTCAGGGCGCAGGTTAAGCCAGTCAGCAAGGGGGTAAACCATGCAGCAGCACCAGGTGGCACCGCATCACGGGCAGTTCAGGAAATTCGGGCAGCACGTGAGCAGTGGGAACGTGAAAACGGATTTATCAGCGACGGAAACGGTCTGGAAGCTGTGGGAACTCATGGGGGAGGTTTATTCGAACCGCTGGACCCAGAAGAACGGGGCCGCACCTTCGAAGCTCTGGATTGCACAGATTGGCGCGATGACTGAGCAGCAAATCCGACAGGTCTGCCGCCAGTGCATGGACCGCTGCCGGGCGGGTGAAACATGGCCTCCGGACCTGGCTGAGTTTGTGGCGCTGATTTCAGAAAGCGGGGCCAATCCATTTGGCCTGACGGTGGATGCTGTGATGGAGGAGTACCGCCGCTGGCGTGATGAGTCCTGGCGATATGACGGAAGCGACAAATATCCGTGGCCTCAGCCTGTGCTGTACCACATCTGCCTCGAAATGCGTACCAGAGGGATTGAGCGCCAGATGACGCAGGGTGAGTTAAAACGACTTGCGGAACGGCAACTGACGAAATGGGCAAAGCATGTTGGTAACGGGATGAGTGTTCCGCCAGTGCGACGACAACTGGAAGGGGCGAAACACCCGCAAGGGCCAACGCCAATTGAACGGCTGAAACAGGAATACGAACGCCGGAAGGCAGCTGGTTTTATTTGAATCTGAGAAACGATTTTGTCGGAGGAAATTTTAATGGAAACCGTATTTGACGCACTGAAAGCAATGGGAAAAGCCACATCGGTAGAACTGGCCGCGCGACTTGATATCAGTCGTGAAGAGGTTCTCAACGAGCTGTGGGAACTCAAAAGAAAAGGCGTCGTTGATAAAACTGGTCACACCTGGTTTCTGGCTGGCGAAGGTGAATCCCGGGTAACCGAAGAGCGGCCAGTAAAATCTGAAGCACAGGATATGCTGACCGGGGAGGTCGAACAAAAAGTTACCGCAGACATGATGATTGAGTTTATCGGTCAGGATGGGGCTAAAACGTGTGAGGAACTGGCGGGTAAGTTCGGTGTCAGTACTCGCAAGGTTGCTTCCACGCTGGCGGTGGTAACCGCAACGGGGCGGCTGGCACGCGTTAATCAGAACGGTAAATTTCGTTACTGCATGCCGGGCGATAATTTACCAGCAGAGCCGAAAGCCGCGCTGGTAACGGAAAGTGATGGTAAGGCCTTTCCTCAGCCAGCAGGTGCTGCGTTACCAGTCCGGGAAGCCGCAACACAGGAAGAAATTAAAACAGAAACTGTGGCGGACATTGTGCAGCCGTTGCCATCGTTTACCGAAACGCAAGCAGATGAGCTGATTTTTCCGTCCCTTCGCAGGGCAAACCTGGCGCTGCGCAGGGCGAAAAGTGATGTTCAGAAGTGGGAGCGAGTCTGCGCCGCGCTGCGGGAGCTGAACAAGCACCGGGATATTGTTCGACAGATTACTGATTCTTCCCGCCGTGTTGTATCGGAAAAGTGATTGCCGGAGGCGCTTATGGCAAAAGTATTTACACAAGAAGAGCGGGAAAAAATTAAAGGGCAGGTTGTTGAACTTGTACGTCTGAGCGGTCGCGAGACGTTGCGGCAACTGGAAGCCAAGACAGGTGCGACAAGATATCTGATGAGTGTTCTCGCCAGAGAGCTGGTTGCCAGTGGCGATGTATACAACTCTGGTTACGGGTTATTCCCGTCTGAACAGGCGCGTAAGGACTGGCAAAATGCTCGCAAAAAACTCTCAAGGGCAAAGGTGAAGAAACCTGCAGTGGTTGATCCGGACCTTATCTGGTCGTTACCAGACGGCGAAATACGCCGCTACGACAGGCGCCTGAATATAATCTGTCGCGAGTGCCGGAAGAGCGAAGCTATGCAGCGTGTACTGGCATTTTATCAAGGAAATGTTAGGTATTTTAGACGTTACTAGATTAAAGAGCATTAGTTCAGATGTGAATTGACATTTTCATGGCGCAGGGTAGAGCCAGCGTGGTTGTCCGCTTTGCGTCAAAACCAGATATTACCAGATTTAGACATATATTCCCGATAGCCCTGCTCTGATGCTACACTCTGTGCTATTTTCATGACCCCAATAAAAATATTTATGACTATTGCTGATTTCAAACGGCCTAAATTGGAGCTCCCAAACGGGGCAAACAAACTACTACTGCACTCTTGCTGTGCTCCATGTTCCGGTGAAGTGATGGAGGCGCTTCAGGCCTCGGGAATCGACTACACCATCTTTTTCTACAACCCGAACATTCATCCTCAGAAAGAGTATTTAATTCGTAAGGATGAAAATATTCGCTTTGCTGAACAACACGGCGTGCCGTTTATCGATGCTGATTACGACACCGACAACTGGTTTGAACGTGCCAAAGGAATGGAATGGGAGCCTGAGAGGGGGATCCGTTGTACCATGTGTTTTGACATGCGTTTTGAGCGGACAGCGTTGTACGCTGCTGAAAATGGTTTCAGTGTGATCAGCAGTTCACTGGGCATTTCACGCTGGAAAAATATGCAGCAGGTTAACGAGTGTGGGCGGCGAGCTGTTGCGCATTATCCGGGTATGGTGTACTGGGATTATAACTGGCGCAAGCAGGGCGGCTCGTCCCGTATGATTGAAATCAGCAAGCGCGAAAAATTCTATCAGCAGGAATATTGTGGCTGTGTGTATTCTCTGCGCGATACCAATCTACACCGCAAATCTCAGGGACGCCCTCTTATCAAAATTGGCCAACTCCACTACGGAAAAGAAGAGAAGGAGTGATTTTATGGATCACCTTTCTGATTGATTTCATATTGGCGAGGTGACGTGAGTTAAGTAGAATGGCTGCGGGTGCTTGAGGCTATCTGTCTCAGGCATGAACACTGAAAGGCAGATAGAGAAAAGCCCCAGTTAACATTTCGCGTCCTGCAAGACGCTTAACATTAATCTGAGGCCCAATCTATGTCTCACAAATGTAGGTTAGCCTCTTACGTGCCGAAAGGCAAGGGGAAGCAGGCTATGAAGCAGCAAAAGGCGATGTTAATCGCCCTGATCGTCATCTGTTTAACCGTCATTGTGACGGCACTGGTAACGAGGAAAGACCTCTGCGAGGTACGAATCCGAACCGGCCAGACGGAGGTCGCTGTCTTCACAGCTTACGAACCTGAGGAGTAAGAGACCCGGCGGGGGAGTAATCTCCCGCCACCTCTGATGTGCCAGGCATCCTCAACGCACCCGCACTTAACCCGCTTCGGCGGGTTTTTGCATTAGTCTGGTTGACAAAAATAGAAAAATGCGAAAATATGTGGTTTACGAATTCTAAAAAAAGCGAAACTTGAAATGAATGAAAATCAGTTAGCTCCTTGTTGGGAATTTCAACCTTATCTTGCTGAAAACTATGTTCGCCACTTGTTGGCGGAGATCGCTAACGTACTTGAGCAGCTGTACTATCATAAGCACGCATTAGACAGCAACTGGTCTGAAGGTGTAAGGGCTTATGATTGGGTCAGAAATCATCTTATTCAAAATGAAGATGCAATTCCTGGCCTTGAGATGATTTCCAAGGGGTTGGACTATGTAGTTGCTTTAAATAAAGTTCCGCTACAATTTACCAAAGATTGCATTAATAACCCCAAAAAGAAACATCGTCTGCGTCGAAATAAAGTAGAGTATGAGCAGCTCTCATTGTTTGGTGATGTTGAGGCTGAGCAAGATATTACATGGCGAGTCATAGCTGAGCCTTTTTTATCCGAAGAGGGCGATGGTGAATTAGAGTCCACACTGCCTCGTTGGGAGGTAGCTCTTGTTGGATTTAATACTTATGGTGCTCAGATTAGTATAGTTTCTCATCAATCTACAGCATCGATGCCGCTTATGCCTCTTGATTATAACACACTCCCTGACGAAGCGGAGATTAATAAGGTGCCTCTTCGTCGGCGTACGAAGGATAAAGATTTGGATGTGAGCAGTGATGGAACATCAGGTGAATAACTTCACTGAGTATCGGGGTGATAAGCTCAAACTAGCGAGAATGGCTGTTGGGCTTTCTTGTGAAGAGTTAGCCGAAAAAATTGGCAAGACAAAGCAATTCGTTAGCAAACTGGAGAAGGGGTGCAGGCCATCGGAGCAATGTCTTGAGTTAATATCTTCAGCGCTTATGATTAAGTCCAGTTTTCTTTTTACTGAACGAAAATACGCTCTGGAAAGTGATGTCTGCCATTTTCGGAGTAAGAAGTCCAGGACTCAAACGCTGACTAATAGTGTATTGGCCAGGGCTGAGATTCTTAATATTATAATTTCTGCTGTTGAAGGTGAAATCGAATTTCCTGACGTTAACATACCGGAGCACCCAGGGGCTGAATTACTTACTCCGAATGATATTGAGCGAGTGGCAGAAGATTGTCGCCGTGCCTGGAATTTAGGTCTTGGCCCTATATCATCAATGGTTAAATTGGCGGAGAGTTTAGGGGTAATCGTTGCGCATGTTACGGGAGTCGATGATCGTGTTGATGCTTTTACTGTTCACAATAACAGGCCTGTTATCATCAGGAACAATGTTAAAAAAAGCATATGTAGATTTCGCTCTGATTTAGGTCATGAATTAGGGCATTTAGTAATGCATGAGGGCATAACGACAGGTGATAAACTTACGGAATCACAAGCCGATCACTTTTCGAGCGCCTTATTAGTTCCCAGGTTATCTTTCATTAAAGAATTTCCACGAATACGAGGTAAGCAATTCGACTGGAATGCTCTGGTTGAATTTAAACTTAGATGGAAAATCAGCCTTAAAATGTGTATTTATCGAGCCAGCGCATTAGGCTTATTGACCCAGGAACAGGCAAGAACTGGCTATATGCATCTTAATTCCAGAGGGTATACGAGAGTTGAACCTGGTGATGAACTTTTGCGCCCTGAAGAACCCGGCATGCTGGCCGAGGCGATTGAAATGCTGGATGATGCAACCTGGCTAAGAATTCTTATGAAAACTGGCTTGAGCCAAGATTTAATTCGTGAGTTGTTCTCCATCAACAGACCTATTACAAATCCAAGAAATATTTTCCAGATTGTTTGAGTATACCCGCTTCGGCGGGTTTTTTGTTTTTATTTTCAACGTGTTTGAAGTTTTGGACGGTGCCAGAATAGAATCAAAAATACTTAAGTAGCGCGCAGGGAGAAGAGGGATGGACCCCGAACAGGGGGAGTGCTATTTATCTGGAAGGATTCTGTTGATGAAAATCGAAGAATTACGTGAAATTTTTAGTGAAGATGGCCTCTATGCTGTGCGCGTTGAGAATGGGGGTATTACCTACACAGCGTTAATTCCTGATGATCATGTAGTGTTATCTGTTGAGGCATTCATTGAATACTTGGAAAGACTCGGTTTCAAGGTAGTTCGGGAATAAGTTATAATACGTGAGCCAGCCTGAACAACTGGCAACCTGCAGCGCCATTGGAGATGACAATGGCGCATAATTTCAAATTTCGCAATTCTGATTCTGCCTTTGCCAGCAGGCACGGGTGGCGTTCTCACGCATTCAAATATGACTGGTATCAGCACGATCCCTGTACTGAAGAACAGGCCGAATGGCTGATTCATAACTACCGCAGACGTGGATATGAGTTTAGGAAAGCCCTCACCCTCGATTATCGTCACTGGATAATCTACGTCAGACTCCCTTATTCCGAACGCCCACCGCGTCCGTCCCGCACATTCCAGCAACGCATCTGGAGGTAACGTGCGGGTATTACTTCGACCTGTTCTGGTACCGGAACTCGGGCTGGTGATCGTTAAGCCGGGCCGTGAATCCATGCCGGTATTCCACAATACCCGGGTACTGGTGGAGCCGGAACCGAAAAGCATGCGTAATCTGCCGTCCGGGGTCGTTCCTGCCGTTCGCCAGCCGCTGGCGGAGGATAAATCATTACTGCCATTTTTCAGCGACGAACGAGTGATTCGTGCTGCTGGTGGCGCTGGCGCATTGTCTGATTGGTTACTGCGCCATGTTAAATCCTGCCAGTGGCCACACGGCGATTATCACCACAGTGAAACCGTCATTCACCGTTATGGTACCGGCGCAATGGTGTTGTGCTGGCACTGCGACAACCAGCTGCGCGACCAGACCTCCGAATCACTCGGGCAACTTGCTCACCAAAACCTGTCTGCATGGATGATTGACGTCATACGCCATGCAATGAATGGCTCGCAGGAACGGGAATTATCGCTGGCTGAATTATCCTGGTGGGCGGTCCGCAATCAGGTGGCGGACGCGCTACCGGAAGCGGTATTACGTCGTTCGCTGGGGTTGCGTGCGGAAAAAATCCGCTCAATGTACCGTGAAAGCGACATCGTACCGGGAGAGCAGACCGCCACCAGCATACTGAAGCAGCGCACAAAAAATCTTGCGCCGCTGCCTCACGCCCACCAGCAAAACCCGCCACAGGAAGAGACGGTGGTCAGCATTGCCGTTGATCCTGAGTCTCCGGAATCTTTCATGAAACGACCTAAACGTCGCCGCTGGGTTAACGAGAAATACACACGCTGGGTGAAGACACAGCCGTGTGCGTGTTGTGGTAAGCCAGCCGACGATCCCCATCACCTGATTGGTCATGGTCAGGGCGGAATGGGGACAAAATCTCACGATATTTTCACGCTACCGCTGTGTCGGGAGCATCACAACGAGCTTCATGCGGATCCTCTGGCGTTCGAAGAAAAGCATGGTTCTCAGGTTGATTTAATTTTTCGTTTTCTTGATCACGCCTTTGCAACTGGCGTGCTTGGGTAAAAGAGGTGACTGATGCTCATAGATTTGGTTTTACCTTACCCGCCGACGGTGAACACTTACTGGCGACGCCGTGGCAGCACATATTTTATCTCGGAGGAGGGAAAGCGTTATCGCCGGGCTGTGGCGCTTATTGTTCGCCAGCAGCGGCTGAAATTAAGCCTGTCCGGAAGGTTGGCAATAAAAATTATTGCAGAACCACCGGATAAGCGCCGCCGTGACCTGGACAATATTCTGAAAGCGCCGCTGGATGCGCTGACGCATGCGGGGTTGCTAATGGACGATGAGCAGTTTGATGAAATCAATATCGTTCGTGGTCAGCCAGTATCTGGTGGACGTATGGGGGTGAAGATTTACCCCATAATGCATGAAGAGCAGGTCAAAAAATGAAACTGGAAGATTTACCGAAATACTACTCCCCAAAATCCCCTGGCCTGACCGATGTATCGGCCTCAACGTCAAAAGATGCGCTGAGTATCACTGATGTGATGGCCGCGCAGGGCATGACACAGAATCGGGCTGAGATGGGGTTTTCTGCGTTCCTGGGGAAAATGGGCATCAGTATGAATGACAGGGCGCGGGCAACAGAATTACTGGCAGATTATGCACTCAGTCGGTGCGATCGTGTGGCGGCGTTGAGAAAACTTCCGGCAGAAATAAAACCGGTAGTGATGCGCATTATGGCTTCGTATGCGTTTGAAGATTATGCCCGTAGCGCGGCGAGCAAAAAACAGTGCCCCTGCTGTCACGGAAAAAAATTTATTGAAAGCGAGGTTTTTACAAACAAGATCCAGTATCCGGATGGTAAGCCACCAGTGTGGGCAAAGTGCACAAAAGGCGTGTATCCGTCTTACTGGGAAGAATGGAAAAAAGTCAGGGAGGTGGTAAAAGTTGCCTGTCCGGAGTGTGGCGGAAAGGGTGAGGTTTCCACCGCCTGTAAGGATTGCCGTGGGCGTGGTGTCGCCATTCATCGTGAAGAGTCGGTAAAACGTGGTATGCCTGTTATCAGAGATTGCCAGCGTTGTGGTGGTCGTGGCTGTGAAAGGCTGCCATCAACGGAGGCATTTAATGCCATATGCAAAGTGACGAGTGCTATCACGCTTGATACGTGGAAAAAATCAGTGAAACGCTTTTACGATACGTTGGTGGTTCGGTTTGACATTGAAGAGGCATGGGCGGAGCGGCAGTTAAAGAGGGTAACGCGATAGTGTTGTTGATTTTTCCCGAATCTGTGGTAAATTTGCTCTAACGATGGGCGTTTTATGCCTGACGTTAGAAGATTTTTTACACCCCGCCGCCTGGCGGGTTTTTTATGACTGAAATCGCGTCAGTACAGTAAACGCGCTGGTGGCGGTGAATACCTGTCTTTCAGCTTGCTGGCTTTTTCGACAAGAGTTATTGGTGTGTCACGTTAACCGGAAAAGGGAAAAAGACATGCTAAAACAGCAGGATATGACAGAAACCGCCAGAGTGGTGTTTAATGAATTAAGCGTTACCGAACCGGCGACAGTCGGGGAGATAGCGCAGAATACTTACCTTTCACGCGAACGCTGCCAGTTAATACTGACCCAGCTGGTTATGGCGGGTCTGGCAGACTATCAGTTCGGTTGTTACAGACGCCTTCCGCAGTGAAGGCTTTTTTATTTGTGGTAAATGGGCGGCTGGTGGGTGTTAGGGGCACCCACCAGCCATCTGCTCATGCGTTGGGTTCACAAGCAAACCTCAGGCCCACTGCTTTGCGCAAAAGCAGAATGAGCCTATCAGAGACAGGCTTAATGATCCATGCTTAATACTGTAAAAATATCCAGTTGTGAGTTAATCAACGCCGACTGCCTGGAATTTATCCGGTCGTTACCCGAAAATTCTGTTGACCTGATAGTCACGGACCCGCCGTACTTTAAAGTGAAGCCTGAGGGCTGGGATAACCAGTGGAAGGGCGACGATGATTACCTGAAGTGGCTGGACCAGTGTCTGGCGCAGTTCTGGCGGGTGCTGAAACCTGCCGGAAGTCTTTACCTGTTCTGTGGTCATCGCCTGGCATCTGATATCGAAATCATGATGCGTGAACGCTTCAGTGTGCTGAACCATATTATCTGGGCGAAGCCGTCCGGACGCTGGAACGGATGCAACAAGGAAAGCCTGCGGGCGTATTTCCCCGCCACAGAGCGCATTCTGTTCGCGGAACATTATCAGGGGCCGTATCGTCCGAAAGATGCCGGGTATGCGGCGAAGGGCAGTGCACTGAAACAGCATGTGATGGCCCCGCTGATTTCTTACTTTCGTGATGCGCGCGCGGCCCTGGGGATAACGGCAAAACAGATTGCAGATGCCACAGGAAAGAAAAACATGGTGTCGCACTGGTTCAGTGCCAGTCAGTGGCAGCTACCGAATGAAAGCGATTATCTGAAATTACAGGCGCTGTTTGCCCGGGTGGCAGAAGAGAAGCATCGGCGTGGTGAACTGGAAAAGCTCCACCACCAGCTGGTGGATACGTATACCTCACTGAACCGGCAGTATGCGGAGCTGCTGAGTGAATATAAACATCTGCGGCGGTATTTTGGCGTGACGGTGCAGGTGCCGTATACCGATGTGTGGACGCATAAACCGGTGCAGTTCTATCCCGGGAAACATCCGTGCGAAAAACCGGCAGAAATGCTGCAGCAGATAATCAGCGCAAGCAGTCGTCCGGGTGACCTGGTTGCAGATTTTTTCATGGGGTCGGGTTCAACGGTAAAAGCGGCGATGGCACTGGGGCGTCGTGCGATTGGCGTTGAACTGGAGACCGGACGTTTTGAGCAGACAGTCAGGGAAGTTCAGGATTTAATCGTTTGAAACGGATGAGATTGCAGAATTAATTACGCACCATTATTATTCTGCTTCCGGCCCTTTAGCTCAGTGGTGAGAGCGAGCGACTCATAATCGCCAGGTCGCTGGTTCAAATCCAGCAAGGGCCACCATCACAAACCGCCATTAGCTTATCAGGAAGAGCAGACGACACGATAACAGGGTTGTTGGTGCGGGGGCGGGTCCCCGATGGCGGTCCATTATCGGTATTCAGCGTTGTTAGCTCAGCCGGACAGAGCAATTGCCTTCTAAGCAATCCGTCACTGGTTCGAATCCAGTACAGCGCGCCATATTCATTCTTCCAGATTCCTTTCGGCAGAGCCTTATACTGAAATATACCTGGCTCAGGATATTGTTGAAAATATTATATGTTTGTCAAAAATAAAAGTTCTGTTAAGTGTTGATTGAGTGTTTGTTATACGGTCTAATGGTTTTTTCAGCATTAAATATTTATCATTCATATGGTGTGGGTAGAGTGAATATTGATGAGGCGTCGGGGTGTTTCATCCTTAGGCAGCGTATTGATATAGTCAATGCAGAACGAGCAAAGGCCTTCAGCCGTTTGACAGTTTTGTTCTGTACTCCTGATCGTCTTTCGGGAAGAGACGTTATTATTCTGAATAGTGATGCTATACAGAGGGTTTGCGATGAGTTCATGGTGGCTAATTCAGAATTATTTGCTCTTGTTCAGGAGTACAACAGAATAGCCAGGACCTGTGGTATGGATGAACTTCGGATTACTCATCTGGGGTAGATACATATCTGGATTATCACCGGTTACGGTAAAAAGTGATTGCTTACTGTTTTTGTGAATGGCATTGCAGCAGCCGGATAATGTCAGTGCTGGCTGACGGTGTGCTGGTGGCGGGTGTGGTGGTTGCTGCTTTCCCGTTGCTGAAAAAGAAAACGCCAGACTGTTAGCCGGGTATCAGTTAGCGGGAGAAATTTTTAAATACTTCACAATTCAGGCGGTTGACTGTTGTCTGGTTTGCGGGGAGTTTGTTAAAAGAAACTGGCATGGTGAATCCCCCTGTGCGGAGGGGCAATCAGCGAGTAGGTATATGGGATAATCGCGGATTCAGGTGCTGGTACTGAATTCACCGGGAGGCACCCGGCACCATGCAATGGCACATAGCGCCACTCTCCAGCCCCTCTCCGGAGGGGCTGTTTATATTGATTTTGTCAGATGTGAGTAAACTCCTTATGGACTTTGTTGTTTTAGCCCATAAGGACATATTTGCAGAGTGCAACGGTTATTAAAGCATTCATTCAATACGTTATCTGTATTTGTAGGGCATTCCTGGCTGTTTTTGATTAAATTCCAGAATGTTTTATTGAATGGTACTACGTTGTAAATGGTTACAGGCAGCACTTTGTTATTGAGCATGATGCCTGTGTGAGTCAGTGTAAATATACTTTCAGGAGGTAAGAAAGCATCCGATTGATACCAGATTATTAATTTTATTTTACTCCATATGACTGAAAAAGATATTCCGCATGATGGCTGGATAACTGTATCAATCACAATCCACTTCATTTAGTTTCCTTGTTTATGCCTTGCTGGTGATGTTCTGAAAAGTATAAATGATATTTTTGATTGTAAACCATAGAGCAGAATTATTTTTCTGATGTTGTTTATTGTTTATTTAAATGCAGGGTGGTTTATATCTCGTCTTGTAGTTTATCCATGCATATCTGCTTGATGATGAGGTTTTTAATTAAGGTATGGTTTTGTGTTTTTTCTGTATTACATGTCAGGTATTTTAAAGAATCATTTTTCAGATGGTGGAAAGAACCATGGCATTTAAACACTATGATGTTGTCAGGGCGGCGTCGCCGTCAGATCTTGCGGAAAAGCTGACACATAA